AGGCACTCTAAATATCTTATATGAGATTGTTTAGTTATTTAGATGTCATATAAGGGAAAATACAAACCTTCATATCCTCAAAAATACAAGGGCGATCCCACCAATATCATCTATCGTTCCTTGTGGGAACGTAAGTTTATGGTTTATTGTGATACAAATGAAAATGTATTAGAGTGGCAATCAGAAGAGTTTTGTATTCCCTATCGTTCTCCGATTGACAATAAAGTTCATAGATATTTCCCAGACTTCTTTATTAAGTATAAGGATGCCAATGGTAGAATCAAATCATCTTTGATTGAAGTAAAACCACTACGTCAATGTGCTCCCCCACCCAAACCCAAGAGACAAACAAAGAAGTATCTTGGTGAGGCATTTGAATATGCCAAGAATCAAGCAAAATGGGAAGCAGCAAGAGAGTTTTGTAAAGATCGTATGTGGGAGTTCAAGGTTCTAACAGAAAAAGAACTTGGTATCAAGTAATGGCACAACAAAAGAGAGAAACACTCTTACAAGCACAAAGAAGAAAACTTGCTGAACAGAGAGCAGCAAAAGCAGCAGCTGAATCAGCAGAAAGACCCACAGATACTGATGAAAATCGTAATAGAGTACGTGTAGTTGCAAATAGAGTCATTGGTGTTAGAGATCCTGACATTGTAATGGATCAACTTCTTAGAGTCTTGGAAAAATCTGAGGCACCAATTCCAGGAAAATTGTATGTTTATAAGTATGTTGCTATTACACCAGGTTTGAGATATGATAGGAATCCTGTTGTTCAAATGCGTAATCTTTCAGATAATGGATGGGTAGCACAGAACTTTCATTGGTTAGGTCGTGGACAATCAATAAGAAATTATCTTGCAAGTGAAGTTATTTCTGACGGAATTTATGAAATCTATCCCTCAGAATTAAGAGACGTTATGATGTTACCTATTAGAGATTTTAAAGTAGGTAGCTAAATACCTAAAAAGACCTATAATGGCAATACGTCCCTCTGGTAGAGAAGAAATGGTAGCGGCGAATATCGCCCGCGCCAGATCTAATAGAATAACACCTAAACCTGCTGCTAAGGCTCAAGACGCTGCAAAGTCTAATGAGCAGGGTGGTGGTTCTAAAGCAAGTCCTAACAAAGAGGATAATGGACCACAAGTCTATAGATATCCATATAAGGCATTGCATGATACCACGGATGCTTTATTGATTTCAATATACGAACCAATGAGAACCAGTGATGTTTTTGGTTTAAAGGATGTATTTACCACTGGCAACCTAGATATTACAAAAATAGGAATTCCAAATTTCTCTGAACAATTTGAGAAAGAATCTAGAGGTAGAGAAGACAAAAAGAGAAAAACAAAACTTCAGTACATATACCTTCCAATACCTCAATCTGTATCAGATACCCTGAATGTGTCTTATTCTGAAGATACTTTGAATCCTTTACAAGCCGCAGGGTTGGCTGCAGTCTCGGGCTTTACTGATAACCCTGAAAAAGCAACAAAAGAAAGTATTAATGCTGTTAATAAAATATTTGAAGGAGAAATTAAAGGATTATCTGAAGAAGCTAAAAAAGCAGTGATAGCTGGATTCAGTGGAATAGCGATTAATAATCTTGGTGCCAATGTATCACCACAGTCACTGATTACAAGGGCAACTGGACAAATTTTACAGTCAAACTTGGAGTTATTGTTTAGTGGTGTTACTTTGAGATCATTTCCCTTTGTCTTTGATTTTGCTCCAAGAGATGAGGAGGAAGGTTATCAAGTAAAAGCAATCATTAGAGCACTTAAGCAAGGAATGGTCCCCAAAAAGGGAGATGCTTTATTCATTGGATCACCAAAAGTATTTCAGTTAGAGTATATTACTGGTCAAAAAGCACATCCATTCTTGAACAAATTCAAGGTATGTGCATTGACTAGTATGGCGGTTAACTATACTGCTTCTGGAACATATGCAACTTATGCAGATGGAACACCAGTTCACATGCAAGTTACATGTACATTCCAAGAGATTAATCCAATCTACTCTGAAGATTATGATGAAAAATATAGTGGACCTTATGCACCTGGTAATGACCCTGCAAATTCTGGAGTTGGTTACTAATGTCGTACTTTAGAGAACTTCCTGATATTTTATATCAGTCAAATCTTTTACATAAAACCTCTTCTAGAGAATATGTAAGAATCAAAAACTTATTCCGTAGAGTCAAACTTCAAGATAAAATTTCTGATAAAGTAGGATTCTTTGATAAGTATACAATTCTGGATATGCAAAGACCAGATATTGTTGCAGAAATCTTTTATGGTTCTGCTGAACTTGATTGGATTGTAATACTTACAGCAGGTATTACCAATATTAAAGATCAATGGCCTCTTTCCAACTATGATCTCTACAGATACGTAGAAAACAAATATGGTCTCACAGAAATGAACAATGTTCATCACTATGAAACCATTGAAGTCAGAGATTCAAAAGGAAGGTTGATCTTACCTGCTGGACAGATTGTAGATCAAAACTTCACAATTGCTCCTCCTTATAACGCTTCTACTGAAGCAAATTATTATACGGGAGTCAGACCACAGTCTGATAATATCGATTACAAAACGGTATCTGGTGATATCAATCCTGTAATTGGTGTTAGTAACTATGAATATGAAACAATAAAAAATGAAGAAAAGAGAGAAATTGAATTAATGAAACCCTCTTATCTTCAGCAGTTCTTAAATGATATGAGAAACATAATGTATTATGAGGAAAGTTCCAGATATGTTGATAGTAGATTAATCTACACTGACAACTCTCGTCTCATCGGTCCATAAAAGTTTTAGTTTCTTATCAAACATCATAACATATCGGTGCTTGCGGGAGCGGTCTTTCCATTCTCCCTCAGCACCTTTTATTTTGCCGCGTGAATGCTTGGTGCCGTCGGAGTAGTAGAAGTCTTTCTTAGCATCTGTAAGCCCACAATATTTAAAGTTGCAAGCACGATAAATTGTACCGTCGTGATACTCAGAATCAGCATAAGAAATGATCGCTGAGACTTCTGTGTCCTTGCGAAACTGTCTAATCGCTTTTGCAACGAACCAAGAAGTAATGTTGTACTCTTGTGACTGCGTATCTGGATGGATGCAGAGTCTAGAGAGTTCGAAGAGTCTTCGTTGTTCATTTCTTCCAAGACCAAATGCTCCTTGTGCGACTTCTGGAACGGGGAGTCCAGTGAATATAATGACTCCCTGAATACCACCAATATTTAGAGGAGAAAACTCGTTTTTCTTATAAAGACCGTAGTTATATCCTGATTTAAATCCTTTTGAAATGTCTTTCAAATAATGAAACCGCAGAAGTAACTCTGCGGCTTCGGATTTACTTACTCGGTCAATGTAATAATCGTTTTTCACTTGAACAGTAAGTTAATGTATGCTGCCACAACTAAAAGTGTGAGGCAGATTTGGTTATAGTTCACTCCTCGGCAAGACGAGCAAAGTATGCCATAGCGTCATCTTCGTCTTCGTCAGCAGAAGACGCAACACTACGGGTAGGTTGCAGATCGTTCAGTTCGCTACGAAGATCTTGAGTGAGTTCACGGGTGGAACCACGGTAATCATCTTCGTCTTCAACTTCTTCGTCGATACGAGCAGAGGAAGAACGAGCACCAAGAACAGAATCAAGACGCTTCTTCAGGGTGTCATAGTCCTTGAACTGATCGGCACCAACGAACTCTTCGAGAGAGTATTGCTTCTTCCAGACTGCTTCCATAGCGTCATCGTCGTCCAGGAGAGAATCAGGACGGGCAAACTCAGAAGAGTCATAGTTGCGATAACCAGCAACGTTCTTTGCCTTCAGTTTGAAGTTAGCACCTTGCCAGAAGTCAAACGGATCGATTGCTTCTTCATCTTCAAACTCAGGTTGCATTGCAGCAGTGAGTTTGTCAAAGATCTTCTTGCCGTACTTGAACAGGAACACACGACCTTCATTCTCAGGATTTGCAGGATCCTTCACAACATAAATGTTGGAAATGTAAGTCAGTTTACGCTTCTGTTTACGTGCTTGGTCCTTACCAACGTCAGTACCATTGTTCCAGAGCATGGAATTGTACTCAGACACGGGATCCTTCTGACCCAGAGTAGTCAGGGAGTTCTCAATATACCAACCACCAGGACCTTGGAATGCGTGACTGTAGAGTTTCACGAACGGCAGGTCTTCACCATTAGGTGCGGGGAGGAAACGGATAACGGCATAACCATTGCCGCTCTTATCACACTCCAGTTTCCAGAGACGGTCATCACCACTAGAACCGCCGTTGTTATTCATTTTTTCGACTTCCTTGACCAGTTTTTGAGTCAGGGAGCCCAGTTTGGATTGCTTCTTAAGGTCTGCGAAAGACATTTGGATTACCTCGGATTTGTTTGGATTTGGGAGATTTGCTTGGATAGTATAGCAAAGAATTCGTTAGGCGTCAACGTATTTGCGTAGTGCCTCAATGGTTGCGTTCATACTATTGAATAGCATACTCATATCGGTTTCGGGCGGGAAGCCCATCATCGCAACCGACTTGCGAAGGTTCTCTTTCATTTCAACCGCTTGTGGGTCGTCTGAAAGGGATAACCTAGTATACATCACTCTTTGCTTTTCTAGCAAGTTTGTGAGAATTTCAATATGTTCAAGTTTATCTTCTTTGGACATCATGCCAAAATTGAAGAGAGATCCATAGATCTTCTCTTGCAGATTATTAATCTCTGTTAATTCTTCCTGAATAATCTCAGAATCAAAAAAGTCACTCATTTTCCAATATTGCCCTTAGAATTTTCTTGTATTGAAATACATCAATATTTATGAATGGACTATATTTTTTCAGTTTAAGACTTACGGATTCCCACACTGGATCTAAGAGTTTCTTATCAAACTCATTTGAAAAACGGAAGATTTTGTCGTATATTACGAAGTTTTCTAGAGACAATCTCCCGCTTAGAAACTCTTTGAGAATCTTCGGGTGACCGTTGGTACAGTTGAACAAACTCTCTAACTCGTTCTCCGATAACAATTCGTTGCTTTGCTCTTTGAACAAGTAAGTCGAACTCTGTCTCCTTTTCATCCATTCGGCGTAAGTCCTTTCGCCAGAATTGATAATTTCTCCAATCCATACTTGATTTACACTAGTAGCAGCAGCAAAGTTGGATACTAAAAAATCCACAATTTCTTGGTCTTTATATTTACGACTTGTTTTTTCGAACCAATATTTATCACGCCGTTTGTTAAACGAGGTGATAGTAGCACGAACTTTTTTGTTATACTTAAAGTAGTCGTATTTTGGATTTGAAAAGTGATTTTTTAAGGCAAGATATTCACAATAGACTTCGAACGGAGCCATAATCATTTGGTTGCCTTTTTCTCCTGATATTGTTTCCGTTTGTATTCTAACACTTTCTCACGGTTCTGTCTATACCAATCACTATAGGATTTACGACGCTGCCCCACTCTTTTATCACGCCATTCTTTCGCCCGTTCAGGGTTTTCGTGGTAGTATTTCTTATTATACTCTTTCATATATTGGTTTTTACGCTTTCTCTGTTCTTCTGGGTCGAGATAAGACTCATCTTCACCAATAATATTCTCTATTAAATCCGGTGCTTCTATACCCAGCGCCTCATTTATGGCGCTTACATCATAGTATTCCATATGTGGTCTGTGGTTATATTATATATTACCACAAAACATTAAAAAGGGCAAGTGCGCCTGAATAACCACAGACCGACGCACTTAACCCCTCCATAGGATAACAGATTTTTAGCAAAAAGTCAAGACCTCATAAAGGCAATTTCGCTCTTGAAGTTCTCTTCATAAAATTGAGTCTTGTAGCATCCCACTTAAGTTTTTCCTTCAGTGGTTTTGAAACGAGTTTTGTAACTGATTCTACTTCAAGTTCATTGATTTCGCAATAGTGAACAATTGCATCAATGTAATTGATTTTTTCTTCAGCAACAATCTTCTCAATTTCCAATGCAAATTTGGAAGGTGTCAAGAATTTACTTTCTATTGCTTGCTCTAGTTCTTTATTTGGTTCCATAGAGTTCCAGTTTATCTCTAACAAACTTTCCAATGTATTCGGTGAGAAGTTTGATGTACTTTGATTTGTCTCGTTCTTCATAGACGACGCATTCTCCATTTTCACAAGCCATGATAATTACAAGTTTTTTGACTGAAATGCCAGTCAGTTCGTACAGCATACAACCATATGCCATGCACTGTACAAAGTAGTGGTCAATCCACTCTCTAGGTTTTGGTTTTTTTGATGTCTTGAAGTCTATTATTGCTAACTCGCCGTCATATTCAGCGATACAATCAACAGTCCCTGCTACACCCAATTGTTTGCTATACAGAGACCCCTCAAGGGCGTAAATATTATTTATACGATTTAGATTTGCTTTAGAAATCTTGAAGAGAAAATCAGAGATAGGTTGGACTTCTGGAAGTTCCTCATTTTTGAGATGATGCTCTACAAGAGTGTGCATATCGGTTCCACGACTTGTTGCCGCTTTAGTGATCCGATCTGCTTCTTCATTTCCAACTTTTTTGCGCCATTTGACGAAAATCTCTTTATTAAAATGACTGGTCACCGAAGTAATCGAGACCAGTCTCATGAGTTCTTCTTCGTCAGGAACCTTGTAGTATCTTACACCATCAATAGTCTCCCTTTCAAGAGAAGGGAGATTAATATCAACATGATCAAACATTAAAAACCTGCTTCCATTTTTGCTAAAATGTATTCCTTGACAAGTCCTGATCGAACAATATCATCAACACCAAACTCAATTATATCAAATGATTGCATTTTACGCAAGACACTCATAAAGTCTACAATACCATTACGCTCATTTGATTTTTGCAAGTCAGACTGAACAGCATCGCCACAAAAACAAATCTTAGTATTTTCACCAACACGAGTGATAATAGAGTCTAGTTCGTGGAAATTGAGGTTTTGGAATTCGTCAACAATGATAATAGAGTTATCAAGAGTGGTTCCACGAAGGAATGAAGTGGACCAGAACTTAATCGTTTCCTGAGATTTAAGATTGCCATAAAGCATCTCAAAGTCAGCATCACTAGGCATCTGGAACATATACTTTACCATATTCTTATAAGGAATCTGGTAAATGTCTGCCTTATCTTCATGGGAACCAGGCAAAAATCCAATCTCTCTGGTTGCTACAAGCGAACGTACAAGGTAGATACGCTCATAGGGTGTCCTCTCGTCTAACACGTCCTGAAGGGCATTGTAGAGGGTAATAAAGGTCTTACCAGTACCTGCACAACCATAAGCAACAATGTGCTTACCTTCACTGTAAGATTCAAATAGACGTGTTTGGTTTTCAGTAAGTGGATCAATGTCTACCAGATATTCTGAACTGAGAGGTTTCTTCCTCTTCATCTGCTTTGCCGTGAGTCCAACCCCGATAGGTTGCTCTGCAGATGATCTTTTTCTTCTTGCCATTAGATTTTCTTTACAGTAGAACCAGGCATTTTTTGTGCCCTGTGAAGTACGTCATTCCAACCAGGATTTGCTTTACGAAGCCTATCCTTCCATTCTCCAACTTCTCCAGAAGAAGGACAAGTTGATGGATCTGACCAATCCCGTTGCCAATCAGGATTGTCTTTACACCACTGAGACCAGTCGTGAACACTCATGCTCACTTCTTTCTGCTCTCCAGTTTCTTTATGAATAACAGGATAAGTCGCCATAGTTACAAATTCAAGATATTTTATTTAGATCCACTCCAGTGCTTCCGCAACTGTAGGAAACTGCTCAGCAAAGATCTTCTTACACTCTTCTGCAATCTCCATATGCTCCTTCTGGGTGCCATTAGCAGAACGCAGAGTGATGTAATGAATCCAAGAACGGCAAGAACCACTCATATAAAGACGAGTAGGAGTTGCCAGAGGAAGCACAAAGCGAGCACACTCCTTTGCGATTCCCATATCAAGCATTGATTGATAAAGCACCATTGCCTCATCAAAGTGCTTCCTCATTTTGATCTCGAACTCCTGCTTGACGAAAGGATCAATGTCGTCAATAGAATTCTGACGATTCTTGGTATCCTGACGACGAAGTTCTGGGACTGGGATCGTCTCCGAGAGTAGGGAGGAATCAGCATAGCGTTGGGAGAACTCTTGATAGGTGAAACTACGGTGACGCAAAATCTGAGCCGCCAGACCACGAGTAGTCTCAATCTCCAGAGTCATAAAACTCTGCTCAAACACAGACCAGTGGTTGTGCTTGATACAATAACCCAGCAACTTGGCATAGTTGGGGTTTTCCTGATTGTTAGGGTTTGAGACACGGGCAACATATGCCATTGTCTGCTCCGCATCAGGGGTTACACTAACCAGTTTTACACTCATTTACCAAATCCTTTCGATACTTTTTTCTCTAGTTCTGCGAGTTCTTCTTCCAACACTCGCAGTTGTTGTTTCATTTCAATAATCTTTTCAGCAGTATAAAGA